AGTATCAAAAATGAGCTATTTACAAACAAACATAGGCGATCTTAAAAACGAACTTAAGAAGCTACAAGAAACTACAAATTCACAAATAGAAAGATTACAAAATCTTTTAGAAAAAACAGCTAGTAGTAACTTTGATAAACTAAGTTATGCCGATCAGTATTACTATAAAAAAGAACTAGCAAGAACAGGCGTTTTTATTAGAAACTCTATAAAAGATAGTTGTAATAATTTAGATAGTTCTGCTCATAAAATTTTATCTAATTGTTCATTTGGTTATTATGCAGAAAAAGAATTGTACAGAAAAAAACAAATAGAAAGTGTAAAAGATGTAGAAGCTAAAGATATTCCATTTGATATTTTAAAAGAGATTATGAAAGATCAGGGAATAGATCAAGAATATAAAAATACACTTATAAAAGAAAGAGGAGATAAAAGATACAAGATTAAGGAGGTCAGCAAGTAATGATTACATTTGTACCTATTACACGTTATTCAAGATGTAAACGCTATGCAGGGGCAAAAATACAATGCCCTAAATGCAAAAGCATAGGCAGGGTATATCATCTTTCATGGACAGTACTAGCATGTCAAAGCTGCAAAAAGTCTATTGAAAAATATGATTGGCTAATAGAAAAAGGTAAGTATTCTAAGGAGGTAAAAAAATGAAACTTAATGAAAATCAATTTTTTATTATTGCTGTTTCTTTAATAGAAAAAAAACAAAGACTTCTTAAAGAAAATTTTGATAAGAATGTTGCAGATTTAGTAAATGACATAGATATTTTACTTTTTAAATTACAAGAAGATAACCCAAAAAATAAGGGGATTATTGATCTTATTTATAAAGCACAGGACTATTTATCATGACACGTTTTAAATCAGCATCTAGAAGGGCGGTAGGACTTGTTTTATCACATAATGAATATGGATTAGTTCATGAGTCTTTAAAAGCAACAATAAAAAGTTTTAAAGATAATCCTGAAGTTCAATATGAATTTCAGCTAATCTTAGACTCAATAGAAAAACAAGCAGAATGTATAGTTGACATTTATTAAAATGTAAATAGTCGGGAATCCTGATAGTTAGTTTCTTTGGAAGAGTTTACTAACTTGAAAGTTATACAAAACCTATAGCAACACATAGGAAAAACAGGGCAAGTTATCGGACTTGGTACACATCCCGACTAATTATTACGATTTGTTAACAATACCTTTATAGGGGTTAACCCTAGTTGTATACTAAGTATGTACACAACCGATAGGTTTTCAATCATGTCAAACTTAAAACTAAACCTTACATCTGAACAAGCACAAGCACTTTACTTAGCTTTAGATAATACAATTTACTTTGGTTCTGATTTAAAAGATAGATTTACTAAAAAACAGCAAAAAAATGTTCTTGACTTATTTGCAAAAGTAAAGCCATATAATCCACAATGGTCTAAGTAATATTTCAAACAAATAAATATACAGCCCCTACTAAGGGGTTTTTTATTGTTTAATTTAATTTAGGAAATAAATTTTGCTCAAGCAGATCAACTAATTTATCGTCCACAGTATTCGAACTTTGCTTTACGAATGACCTTAAAATTTGAATTACTAACCTTTTTGCATGTGTATTGGAAAGGAAGTGTAAAATTATAGTTTTAAAAATTTTGTACATAGCATTGTTTGGGTTTACAAACATATTGTAGACGTTAAATTAAAAATGGTCATCTAGGGCTGTTTAATCCCCATTGCAAAGCTAGACAGCCTTTTTTTACCTTCTAGGCTTAATTTCTGCAACGGCAAGTTCTACTTCCTTAAGCCTATGAAAAACTTCTTTCATATCGTCATGCATATCATTTATTTTTGTAGTTAGTAATTCTATAGCTGTTGTATTTCTAATTAAGTCATCTCTAGACTGTCTACCTCTATAGCTAACTGATCCTACTGATACTAGGCATGCTGTTAATAATGCACCAGATGTAGCTGCAATAACCTCTACCATTATTTTTATTTTGTGTATATATTTATAGTATATATCATGTCTAATGTATGGAAGAACAAGAACCTAGTAAACTTGAAAATATAGTAAAAGTTTCTATTCTTTTATGGAGTGCAACATTATTAACACTTTCATATTATGAACCGCAAGATGGTAAAAAAATTGTAGATTTTGATCCGACCTTTATAGCCAGCATCTTCAGTGCATCAACTGCCAGTTTGGGACTAAGTATTGGTAAGAAGGGTAACAATAAAAAAGAAGCTATATTAGATAATAAAGATAATAAAACCACTAGCAAATGAAAAAACTACTACTATTAGCATTTTTATTTACACCTGTCTCAGCTTTCGCAAATGGGACACCTTCTTGGACTACAGGCAGTTCTAACAGGGTAGAAAATACTACTCAGACAATAACCCGCACACAGGTTACTGAAAAATACGGATCAGCCCTAAATACTTGGGAGGCAACTAATATATCTGTAGCTGCATCTGCTGGTATAGCTGGCGGTGACGCAGTTTTTACAGTCACAGATAATACTAAAGATTGGTCACTTAGTATTACTACTAGGGCAGCTAGTCAGATGACAGAAAAAATTACACTTAATGATGCAATTACGACTACTAGCGTTATTACTTCTTTATCTGTTTTCAGTCAGTAAGCCAGTTAGGGCAGAAGGCGATACTAATGTACAGGCGCAACCAAACGCTGTAGGGAACTCATCAATAATTAACCAAAATATGAATATCAATAATGGTATGACAGGCAAGCTACAGTTTGGTAATTTAGTTTGTAGTCAACCTACAATGGCTATTACACCTTTTTATACAGGAAATGACGCGCAGGGTGAAGATACATATTCTATAAACGAAGGATGGGGCGCACAAATTAGCTGGATGATACCACTAGGAAACAATAACAATACCTGCGAAGAATTAGCAAAAGTTAAGCTTAAATTAGCCATAGAAGAACTTGATAAGCAAGTACACGATAAACAGCTTATTAGGGCGCTTAAATGTAGCCAGATGCATGCTAGTGGTTATATGATAAATCCACTCTCAAAATATGCTTATATATGTAATGACATTATTAATATTAGATCTTATGTAAAAGCTAACGCAGAAAAATTTAAGTAGCTAGTTTAGACACCACATGTACAGGTATGTGAACTCTAGCTACCTTTATTATTATCCATTTTTTCTTTTACATTTGCGACTTCTTTTTTAAGAATTTTAGTAAATATCTTTTTAAATATTTTCTTAATTTGATTTAAAACAGCCTGCATTGCTATTGAGCCTGTGACGGTTACAATAGATGCTGCGCCTGCACTTATTATACTTGATGCAATCACTTCAGGGGCTGGTATTGGCATCTCACCAAAAAACGGTAAATTAAATGTAGCTACAGTTTCAGATGATAAGGTTTCTTTGGGTGCTGGCAGGTTCTGCGGTATTATTTCTTTTCCTAGTTGCGACTTTATCGCCTCTGAAGATGTTTTATCTTCTTCAACAGAAGATCCCGAATCATCCTGAAGTCCCGATTGAACCTGATCAAGACTTGGAAGAAGAATTGGGTCTAGATAAGGTTCTTCCACAATTGGAGGGTAAAAAATTGTTTTAGGTGGATTTAATATATAATCTGTATTAGGCAAACTAGGTAAATAAATTTTATCCACGTTTATCTATGTATTTTAACCTCTATATATTGTGTTGGTTGCCACCCTTCAGGTAGTTGATACAACCAGTCCAAGTATATTTTTGTAATCCATAAAATCTGTGGATCTTCAAAGTGTTCTAACCATTCCTCTCTTTCAATTGCTTCTAATTCTTCTTCAAATGACATTATAAAAATTTGTGTGTTATTTCAATATTAGCTTTTTTTAAAATATTGACTTCTAGCAGCTTCATAATCATAAAGACATTCGTTTGGGTTATATTCTTGGGTTTTTATACCATCAGGCGTTATATATATAATTCTGCAACTAAAAAGGCTTAAATTAGGATAATTTTGATAAAAAAGGCTTACATATCCACCTATTTGTAAACTATGATTTTTCTTACTGTATTTTTCTTGGGTTTTATAATCTGCTAAACATAGCATGCCTGTCTTTTTATGTTGTAATATCGTATCTACACTACCTGCAATATCTCTTTTTCTATCAATCATCCTTAATTCATTTATTACAGGTTTCCAAGTTTCCCACATTCTATAATTTATTAAATGTTTTACCCATTCTGCATATTCTTCTGCATAAGCTAGAGATAGTTGAATATCACCTGTTTCACACCATATCTGTACAGCAGCATGTATTTTAGTACCTCTTTCAGCCGCTTTTTCCATACTTTTGCTTACATAATCAGTTGTTTTTATAACATCGCTTACTGATCTTGCTACATAGCATTTACGTTTTAAATCGTAGTACTTATGCGGTTCTGAATAAAACTTTACAAATGGATCTTGTACAATTAAATTCTTATCTTTGTTTTTCATAAATTACAGGATCAAAAGTAATTTTATTTGTAAGTAAGTTTCTATATTTTGGTATTTTATATACTGGTACTGATGGTAATGCGCCCCTTAGTGTTCTTTTTACTCTAAGCCATCTACCAGTACCTAATTCTCTTTCATAACCCATAGATAAAAACCAACCATCAGGAGGTGTATCTAGATCTTGTTCTTTTATAAGTCCTTTTTTGACCATTTTTCTTAGTGTTCTAACAGCACTACCTGCAAATAAAGCTTTCATTAGATTAATCTCCCAAATTCATCAAATTCTGCAACCTTTTGATTTGGATGCACTTTTTCATCTTCTAAAAATTTAGTATTTATTTTTTGTATCGACTCATAATTTTTTATAGTGCAGCCTTTCCAGCTACCTGCAAGAATACCAGCATCTAATTGATCTTTCAAAGTTTCTACACCATACTTATCTATAAATTTTCTATATTCTGTATTTTGTCTTTTCCATGCTTCTATAGATTTAGAACCTTTTTTTGTTTTCCAGAACTCTAGTATTAACTCTTGTATATCTCTTAAATCATCAGGAACTATCTTTTCTTGTTTTTCTTTTTTATTAATTTTTTCTTTTTGTTCTTTTCTTTCTAACTTCTTATCTTCTAATTCTTTATTATTCGTATATATATAGTCTATATTATTTGTCAAATTATGCTTTTTGTTAACCCTATCGTTGTATGCATCTTCTAAAAGCATATTAATAAAACCATTAGTTGTAATGTATTTCGGCTTTATAGCTGTGATTTTGTCTATTAAAGATCTATCTAAAATTGGTCTAGTTTTGGACATAGTTAGGTAATAAGTTGACTAGGTTTGTACCACAATGGAACATATGCAGAACAGTAAAACAACTAAGGACTACATAGATTGTATTAAAACTTCACAAACGCTATATATATGTTATCGTTAGCTCATAAGTCTACTAAATGCAATGTCTTGTACATTAGCTCAACATAATAGACGTATAAAAACTCTTAGAACAGAGCTAGTAGGGATAAATGACCCTTATGAACTACTGGCAGAAGTTATAGCTGATAATGAACGATTAAGACAATTTATAAACAACCATGATTGCTATAAGGGTAAACCATAGCTATACTAAGACAAATATATATACTTTATGAAGAGGGGTAATCCTAATTTTTCACAATCAATAATCACTCAAAAAAATGGTTATGTTACTGTGATGACAATCACTAAAAATTTTATTATCGTTCCTAAAACAGTTGGTTACGATTATATACCTCGTGAACATTTAAAAAAAAAAACTAAAAATTGACATTTTAAATAAAAAATAAATGACTAAA